GAAATTACCATCAAATCTATCAGTTATATCGTTTGTGTTACACACTATATCTCCGTTTGATATTGTAGGAGACGCTCCGTTGTTGAATATGTATACAGACGGAAGCAAGTCCTCAGCACACACGTCATCCGGAGATGAAAGTCCTGTATTACTTCTATATCCAAGTTCTAGCGGACAAGGGACAGCCTCAATACCAGAATAGAATACGATATCTAAAAACTCAATCGAGATAACATCTCCAAACAGTATGTCACTAATGGTCGTCTCTGTTCCGGTTAGGTCGATATAGGTTATTGATCCTCCTGCCTCAGACATTCCTTCGAAGCACTGCTGCTGAGGCTCACATCCGTTACAAGGTAAAGGAGATAATAACTCACCGGACAACATCTGTCTATAGGTTCCAAATGCCGAATAGTATCCGTCTGGTGCCAGTGTAGTTCTTTCTGCGTCAGTCCATATACCTGTAGCTAATTCAAGGAACTCTGCGTCTATATAAAACGTATCAGACACAGGACACTCGCAACATAACACGTATGGATTTACTTCATCGTAACAAAGTGTCAAGCTTGTTGTGCTTCTATAATCCCAAACTAAGTATAGATAGCTATACCCTTCTAACGAAATATTTGGGATAGTACCCTGGTACTCTCCTGTTATAGGGGTTATGGTATTTAATACCGGTATCAATCCTTCAGGAGTGTATAACGTATTAGAAACTAGGTATTTAAATGAATTCAACGACTCGTTAAATATATAAGTATCAGATGTTCTGAGTTCTGAGTAAAGAGTAACATCGCTTCCCTCCGCAGGAATCATTCCGTTAGAAAGTCCTCCATTCTGAGACTCGAACAACGAAACTCCGTCCTCCTCAAATACAATGCTGTCAACTAAGTTAGGGCTTGTAAACGGACCTAAACTCCAGTTGTATTTATTATGTATTGTCTCTCCAGCATTACCAGGTGAGTTGTAAACAACTCTAAACACCGTTATGTAATCAACAGGGACAATGCACCCAACATTCACCTCGAAAGATGCGTTGTCAGACACTATTGTTACAGTTAAAGATTTAGGTAGTGCTGTTGACTTTGTTATAACTATAGTATTGGTCCCAACAGTGTCGTACGTCTCGTCTGCCACGATTTCTTCGTCGTACTCCACTACAAACTGAGCCTCTCCAGAGATCATATTTACAGTGATTGTAGACTCCCCTATCTCCTCTCCTAAGTCAACGGTGTACTGGTAGGTGCCTGTGTTATTTCTTTTTGACAGAGTCACGCCACATCCGTATAGGTTGTCATCCGTAGGCATCTCTGTTGTTGTTATAGACAGCACGTACTCTCCCATGTAAGGATCGTAACCACCGAGTTTAAACGTGTTATCGAACTCATTGAACTTGTCTCTGAACCAGTACTTCATTCCGTACTCTGAAATCACGTTCAATGCGTCACCCTGTGCAGATCCTCCTTGAAGGTTTATAACAACACTTCTCTTAGTGTCTGTAAAGTACACATCACTTCCATACACGGCAAAACTCTCTGGGTTGTTACTTATTCCATACTCCTCAGTCCTTGCGATCTGTGTGCCTAAAACCTCCGGTATAGATGCGATCTGGCCTCCACCGGTTGAATCCGATAGTAAGTTCTTGCCGGCTAAAACGTATGATATCTTATCCTCTTGAAGCACCAATACATCGGTTCTTCTTCCGTATAACTTATTTATAGGTCCAAATGACCTCTCTAAATCCTTGAAATTAGCCAAAGACAGGTTGAACTCGTTGAGCCTGTTTATGTTTGTCTCTGCGTTGTATATCCCACTATACGTTAGTGTAGCGTACCTATGAGCTGCCTTGTATTCCTCCTGTGCCACAGCGGTAACACGTTCGCCTAAGTAAAAAGGATCACCTGTTAAGGAGTCGTTTACCTTGTAAGACTCTACACCATTTCCAAAACTAAAGCAGTTGAAGAAGTTAAGAGTAACTACAGCCGGTGTGCTATCTGTCTGATTTACGTCTCCTACAGCGTCTCCACTCATGTGCATTCCGTTCACAATAAGGAAGCTCTCACTGCCCTCGAAGAATATCTCTCCATCCGCCTCAAGCGGCTCTGTTTCGAATACAAGCGTTCCGTTTGACTGTTGTATCGATATCTCATACGAATTGTATGCTTTCTTACCGCTACATCCAGGTATCCCGGACGCCACGACAAAGTAATGGCTACCGTCCGGCTCCCCATCCTCTTCTGTTTGTGCGAACTGAAAATAATTCTTCGCAGTCTCAACAGGCTCTACGTATGGCCACTTAGGTAGTGTCTCTCCATCAGAACCGGTCGATGTATTAGGAAAAGATCCTAATGGATTATTTTGAGTGTTAACAGTGACACCGACAAGCTCATCTCCTCCGGACATTATTCCCTGCTCGAAGTCTACATTCTCTCCTATTATGAAAGACCTAAAATCAGTATAATCGTTTGTAGCGACTACCGTCCTTTGGTATAGGTATTGATACGATCCACAGCCACTATCTAATCCTGCTGCGTTTCTATGAATCCTTAACTTTATATTGACAATACTCCCTGCTGGAATATCGTACGGAATGTATCTTCTATTTGAGATAGATACAGGAGATCCAGAGTCAAACTCTGGGTTATCATAGAACATCTTTATAGCGTTATGTCTATAGCTTCCACCTAACCCACCACGTATATAACTAGGCTCTATAAATGAGTTTTGTCTATACTCTGCCTCGAAGTTTGAAGCTCTAAGCTTCATGTATACCCCTCCAGGCTCAACGGTGTCTCCGTTACCTGTAACCCAGTCTTCTGATTTAGCCTCAACATCTAAAACCTTGGTTTTTATTAATGAGTCAACGTATCCGGACGTGTCTGCCTTTACAATGAGCGTATCTCCTACCTTTACCTTACTTATATTGTCTCCCTCTAATTTAAACCACGTGAAACTAGATGCGTCAGTAAAGAATAGACTGCTGTAAATTGTTTCGTAATTTGACTTAGATGGCTTAACAACAAACTTGTATCTAGTTGCCCATGATGGGGCCAAGCTATTAATAGTGGCCACTATGTAGTTCTTCTTGTTAGAAGTCTCTGCTGGGAAAAATACAGTGTTATTTATAGATACTAGAGCTGTAGAGCTACGCAAGTATTCGTCCTGATATACAATAGCTACCTCATAATCCCTATTACTATGAAGGCTTTTTCTCGTGTTCCTTCTAGTTATTGACGCTATAGTGTTAGCGTTAGAAAGGTACTCATATGCGTAAACCTCTTCGGCCTCAACATCATCGTACCCATAAAACTTCATGGCCGGGATTTGAATGTTTATTTTGTTAGGCTCTAATGGTGAAGATGTTATGGTAAATCCTTCTCCTATAGCGTTTATTCCGCTTCCTAACTTATCCCAGCCACCATTTACAGGAGGCACTATAACAGACTTTGCTGATATGTTACAGTTGAAGTTGTCTGTTAGTGAAGGTCCGTTACAGCTATCAGCAATAGCAACGCTTTCGTATACACTAGCTATAAATCCTGGATCATTAGCCAACTCAAATGCACTGTCAAAATCTGACTGTATATTAAAAGAGAATGTGTAGTTATATGTATTTTGAGGAGCAAACTCGTCATCATATAAGCTGCTGCCTCCAAATGAATTATGTGACAAAGAAACATCTATCACAAGTATTGAATTTGCTAAAATGTCAACACCTGTGAAGTCTATGACAATTTTACTGTTTGGAATTTCAACAGGACTGGAGCTATTTATGTTATACGCCTCCCCTGTTATACTTGTAACCTGTAGCTCTGATATGTCGATAGTATCACTTACACCGGCAACATCAAAGTCTACGTCAACATCAATATCGTATCCATCGACGTAGTTTCCGTAGATAAGCCTGTTCCCCATTGTAGTTTGAGATTTAGCTACTCTTGGGACGTTATCAAATAGCCTGTTTAGCTCAGAACTAGGTAGTGCTGTGTATATTTTTTTACTGTCAAACACTATGCCTCTAATCTCATTATCGGCCCAACCCTCTTCTTGTTTGTTGTATCTCTCTATAACATTCACGATACTAGAGTCGGAAAGCTTAAAACACAAATCTATTCCTACAACATTATCGCTCCCTGTATTAAATGAGACATCGTATGCATTGAATAAGTTTTGCATAGCTCCATTCCCATAAAACGTGTAGTCTATAAAAAATTGTTTCGGCTCAAACGCAATCTCGCTAAACTGAGATAGAGCACTGTACTCACCGTCCTTGTACTTGTATCTGTAAGAAAACGATATGAACTTGTCACTCATGTAGTTCTCCTCTCCGGATATTGTAATAGGGGTTATTGTAGGGGACTCTATAGGCGGTGCCACGATTACAGAGATATCATCCTCCGTAACACTATCAACTCCAGCCACAGGGTATGGATATGAACTATTTACGTTTATCCTTCTGGGAGGATTGTAGTTGTCTGTCCAAAATAGAAGTCCATCTATAAGGTCTATACCTGTGACTAGGTAGTCTGTGCTGAAGTTTAGTACAGAGGTAGATATAATGTGATACACCAAAGTCTCGGTTCTTTCGTTATAAGATAGTACCATATCTACAACCCCTGGATCCGTAACAAACCAGTACAATGTCTCGTGCTCTCCGTCCTCTAAAACACCTATACATCTTGCGTTAGAAGACAAAGGGTTTCCGTTATACATTACGGTAGTAATCTGCGTATTTCCAACAACATTCTCTATAGCACCTACACTGTTATTCTCTGTAGATCCTATCCTTATATTTAGTGCGTCAATGTATTCTCCGTCAGGAAGGACTCTCTCGTCAAACGACTTGTTCATCCTCCCCTTTAGAAATGTAGTGTTTATATCCATATTACTTGATCCACTTATCCCTGCCTCTCATATTCATGAGTAATCGGCCTGGGTGCATGTTGCTTAATCTTATCTTAGCGTTTCTAAGTAACGCAGTCTTTTCTTTTCTAGCTCTGTTTACTATGTACTCCTGAACTCCGTATCGGTTACTAAGTATCACATACTTGATGTAGGCGTAAATGAACTCCTCTATAAGCTTGTTCACACTCACCTCAGAGTCATCTCCAGACTCCATTCCGTCGGTGATGTACTCCAAAATACAAAGCTCACCAGACATAGCAGAGCTAAAGTTTATTACGCCGGCCTTCTTGTTTATTTTATATGTAGGGTTTGCATTTGCTGTCTCTGTATTCAATCCATACCTGGCCCCGATGTTGTAGTCAAAGTACCAGTTGTCGCCGACACAGTATCCCTCCATTCCGTTAAACCTTCCGTCTCCAAGATAGATACTCTTGTTCCTTCTTGTCAGCCTATCAAAGTCTAGTATAGATGTTCCCTCAAGAACGTTACCATCCTGGTCGAATAAAACACGGCAGTTGTTGTCCTGCAAGTAAGAGTTGCTGTAGTTTGTTTGAATATTCTCTGACAGAGGTCTAAGCACTCCGTCCTTGTACAAAGAAATCCTAACGTAGTTAACGTAGTCTGGAGGTAGCACAATCTTAAGGTCGTCACAGACACTTAGCTCGACAACCTTTATCTCTTTAAGTGCGTCATAGTTTACCTCTTGTATTGCTCTTTTAGCATGAAACAGCACCTCGTACCGGTCCATGTTATTGATTAGTTTGTTATTCCCAACATACATCAACATGAAGTTATTGACTATGTCCTTAAGTGTGATGTACTGATACGAACCCCAGTTCTGGTCTTCAGGACTGTTACCAGAGTTTTCGTAGTACTGATATCCGTTTAAATATGCCATATCTTAGTAGTTATTGCTGTTGTTGCTGCTCCTGACCTAATGCGTAGGCAGTAACCTCCTGCTCTCTTATAGATACTCCGCAGTACTGAAGAATCTTTACAACCAACTTGTACTCATCCTCCAAAGGTAACTCGAAGTCTTGATAGTCAGGCTGTGACTGATCAAACATAGGCTCTCCGTTGGTGATGTTTACATATGTCCACTTAGGATCCTTAGGGAGTCTAAAGTATATGCAGTCGATAGTATTGTTGTTAGCGTCATTTATTGTGCTTGGATACAATGTAATTACAGCGTCGTCTGTAGAACTTGACTCGTAAGTGTACGCTGGATACATTAGTGTTGGAGCTGTAAGATTTGAATCGTTAAGCATCGCTATCTTACCCATGGAAACCTTTTCTGCAGTGGCCATCCTATCTCCGTTACTGTCCATGCATTCAA